ATTGACTATTGGAACTCATTCAATGACCACATCATCAATAGTTAATATTGCAATCGGTGGTATCACATTTACTTGTGACAAAGATGGTAATGATCGTCCTACTGCATATCCAAGAAAAACTGACCCTGCTGCAAAGGCAGTTCTAGCTGTCACTGCTGTTGTTGCAAACACATCAATTACAGTTAATGTAGGTAAATCATCTGCAAGAGATCAATATACTCATACATTTGTATCTGCAGTAACTAATTCTGTCACTGAATTAAATTATACTACTGGTGACTGTGCTGATGTCTATTCAACTGTTGGTAACTTAATTAACATCATTACAGATACAATTACAAATGCTTCTGCATCATCACCTGTTGATCATTTGGCAAGTGTTACTAAAGTTGAACCTGCATATGAGTTTGTTGGTGGAACAGTTGATGCATATTTAGAATCAACTTTATCAGTTGATTATCATGATGCAGGAACCGATTTAGCATATACAAATCAAATTGGTCCTGACACACAATATCGTTTCAGAGATGCTGCAGAATTAATCAGACTTAATCGCACAGCAATTGTTGATAAGGCAGCGTACGATATGCTACAGCGTTATCCTACATTGTCACAAACAATGCCTAGAAACCAAAATGGTGCAAGCACTGACGGAACTATTCGTTGTAAGACTGACTTAGGTAATTTCTTAGATGCTATCGCAAATGATTTACAAGAAGGTGGTAATCTTGAAACTATAACAGGAACTGGATTCTATATTAATAACAACGGTGGTTTACGTTATATTCGTCTTCAAGTATTCCAGTCAGTATATGCTCATGGAAGACTTGCTGAGTATATGAAACAGGCAATCTTAGGAACCTTAACTGATGCTAATACTAATAGTATTGTTGTTGGAAACTGGGGTGTTACTGGTGCAGGTGTTTCTAATTACTTTGATGCTGTTACTACTAGAGTTGATGAACTTATTGCAACTATTAATAATATTATCGCTCCAACAGGTTCAGACTTTGAAACTTCTGCTGATAGATTATTCTTTAATAAACAATTTATAAAGGAAGAAGTTAATGGTCTTGTTTTACAATATCTTGGATATGTTCTAAACGGTGTTAATTATAATGCAGGTTCTTGGAATGATGAATTAGATGTTGAAGATTTAATTGTTGCTCTTATTTCTGATTTACAAGCTGGTGGAACAGATAGTGCAATTCAAGAGGCAAACACTTACTTAACTGCTGCTCTTAATATTCAAACTATTGATAATGTTCTTCCTGCAGCATTATACGCTATTGAACAAGTAGGTATTCTTGGTGAGTATGCGATTGAAAATGGATTGTATGCTCAGTCAGAAGCTGGAAGCGCAAGTTCTACTCAATATGCAGCATTATATACTGATGAATCAGCATTCAGAGATGGTATTTCAACCTCAGCAATTAATGATGTTGTATATGCATGGAGAGATTTAATTGAAGTTGTTAAAGAGATATTCTCACCTGGTGGAAAGGAAGCAAGATCTGCTGCTAAACAATTAGAGTATAATGAAAATTATTACACTAATGAATTACAGAATGCAGTTAATAATCAATTCGGATCTGGTGCATGGGATACTGACCAAGAAAACTTTATAGAAGGTATTGTTGGGGATATTGTTCATGATCTTATCACAACAGATACTTATGATAAATCTACTGCATATACAATTACACTAAGTGTAAGTTCAGGTACGTTTGCTGTTGGTGAGATTGTCACTTCCAGTAATGGTGGTGAAGCAACTGTTCTTGAATGGGACGATGTAGATAAAATTCTTTATATCGGTGCATTTGGTGGAAGTGCATGGGTGGCAACTAATACTTTATCTGCTCCTAGCGGTGCTACAGGAACCATTGCATCTAGTGGTGTAAGTTCTGCATATAATTGGTATAACAATCCAACTAATGTCAAGATTATTTCAAGGGCAAAAAATATTACATCTAATATTGAAGGTCTTGTTTCTACTACAAATATTTTCCCTGATCCTGAAAATCTTAATGCTACAGGTTGGACTGCATCAGAAACAACAACTTCAGTAGATGTTACTGCTGCTCCTGATGAAACTCAAACTGCAGATAAATTAATTGCTTCCACAAGTAATACTGAGCATTATAAGTATAAGAATTTTACTCTAAGTTCTTTTGAAACTTTTGATAGTAGCACTACTAAATTTGACTCTACTAGCGAAACATTTGATACTGGTTCTGCAGGTGATGCACTTACTCAAACATTTACATATTCAATCTTTGTTAAGGCGAGTGAGTATACTAAAACTCGTATATACCTAGCACTTGATGATGATCTTGCAACACGTCAAAGAGCATTCTTTGATCTTGATTTATCAAACGGAACTAAAGGTTCTATCTTCACACCTGATGTTGCCATAACTGTAGATGCCTTTGGAGTTATTCCTCATGGTAACGGATGGTATCGTGCTTACATTACAGTAACATTTGGATTTGGATTCTCTCAACTTCGCACACAAGTTTATACTAGAGGTTCAAATGGAGCACTAGTGCATACAGGTAATGCATCTGATGGACTATTTGTTTGGGGTCATAAACTTAATAGTGGTGCCCTTGATCCTTATACTGCAGCATCTGGTGTATTATTCTATTCAAACACTGATTACAACATCAAGACATTTGCTATTGATAATCTTGAAGATTTCATGGGTAAGGCACTTGACAATACTTTAACATCTCCTTCACCTCTTGCATCTTTCTATAAGTTCTATGATTCTACTCTTGCTTCAGATTATAATAAGTCTACAATTCAAAGATTCATTCGTTATCATTTAAACATTATTAGAAATCAGTTAGCACAGTCAACTTATTATACGACTCTCACTAACAATAATGCAATTACTGTTCCTACAATCAAATATGGTAATCCTGAGGTTCCAATTGGACTTAGTGGCGGTGTTAAACCTGCTGATTACTTCTATGGTTTACTTAGTGATGCTTCAGCTGAGGTTGAAACTGTTACAGAAAATACTGGTGAAGTAGTTCAGGTTTATAAGAGATTTAGAATTGATGGTAATATTACTGATGGTCCTTACACAATGGGTGAAACTGTTGCTAAACAGGGAGCAGGTGGTGTTACGGGTGTTGTATACGGTTTCTACGAAGATGCAAACTATAAGTATCTTGATGTTCGGGTAACCGCAGGAACTTGGGCAGTTACTGATAATATGGTTGGTGCTGCAAACTCTACTACTGCTCAAATCAGTGCTATTGAAGATCGTCTTCATATCATTGATCTTCAAGGATTGTTTGAAAATAATATTCCATTCAAAGGATATACATCTGGACAAACAGCACAACCAACAGCATTCTATCAAAATAATGCAGCAGTCACAGACAACACTGGAGGTACGCTAACAGTTGATACTGCAAGTCTAACTGGAACATTTGAAACCACTGCAGTCGTATATCCTCAGACTTCTAGGAAGTTTATTGATGTTAAGAAACATGCAGGTTTGGATATTAAGGTTGGTGATTTGATTGCTTCTACAGGTAATGTTCGTCTTGGTATTAATGTTCTTAATAACTTGAATGTATTTACTGAAGGTAATAGACTCTATTCGATTGTTGCAGGACAACAGCAAGCATCTTATGTAATTATTTCTGAGATAGATCTTGGTAATAATTACATATATGTTATTCCTGTTGGCGGATTTACACCTTCAATTGGTAATACACTTGGTGATTATGGAACTGGAACTGCTTTACCTGTAGGACAAGTTCAAGTTACAACTGTTGTTACAACTGCAGGTCAAGGTGCAGCAAGAGTTCAAGATATTGAAGATGTTGCTTTGAATAAGAGATTATATCTTTCTTCTATTGTCGGTTCATTTACTGATAATGATGGTATTAAAGGTCCTGACAGTTATGCAGCAGCGATTCTTGATGTTCAAGATGTTAAAGCTCGTGTTAAACGCTCCTTTAGAGGATTTGATGGAACACAAACATCATTTAAACTCACACAGAATAATGGAACTCAATATCTACCTGATCCTGCAGGTCATATGCTTATCTTTATCAATGGTATTCTACAACCGCCTGGTGCAACTAATGCATATACAGCGTTCTCTGATACCATTCAGTTTACTGAGGCACCTGATTTGGGAGCATCCTTCACAGGATTCTATGTTGGTAAACTAAGACAACTTGATGATATTAGTTTCGAGTTTGATTCATTAAGTCAATCATTTAACTTGAAACGTAATGATGTATTCTACTCACTGACTCTGACTGAAGGTGTACAATCAAGCACAATCAGACCTGAAAACAATATTATTGTTTCACTGAATGGTGTGATTCAGGAACCTGGTATTGGTTTTGAGATTGTTGGTTCTAGAATCATCTTTACTGAAGTTCCTAGATTTGGTTCTACATTTGTTGCGTTCTCTTATGTTGGATCTGAAGCGGACGTTGATGCTGCTGAAGTTGTTCCTCCAGTTGAACCTGGTGACTTTATTGATATTCAAGGTGAGACTTCAGATAGAGAAGTTGCGGTTATTGAATCTTCCAACTCTCTAATTACATTTGATTATCTTGGATCTGTATTCGGACAGAAAGCTGTCGGAACTGCAGCTCTAACATCTGGATTTATTAAAAATGTTCAGGTAACTGGTGGTGGTTCAGGATACACTTCCAGACCTACAGTTCGTGTTGACTCTATCTCAGGTTTTGAGGGTAATATCCGAGCACTAGTTGGTGTTGCGGGTGTTGAACTCAGTGCAACTGGATCTGGATATCAGAATCCATCTGTCGCAGTTGAGACTAGCGTCCCTGATGATTATGTGGCACCTAATCTTGCAGATTACGGTGAAGAGGTAATTGATCCAGAGATCCTATAAATAACTAAAAATCGTATCGAGGAATGGCTAAACAAGCACTAGGTCTAGGTTCAGCAGCAAATGATAACTCAGGTGATACCCTGAGAGCTGGTGGCGATAAGATCAATGACAACTTTACTGAAATATACGGTGCCATTGGTAATGGAACTACGCTGACTCTTAATGTCACAAACCCTGCTGTTGGTCAAGTTCTTAGATATAACGGAAGTACGTTTTTACCTTCTGATTATACACAACTTACTTCGGCATTAGATGTAAACGGTAACAGTATAGTATCAGCAAGTAATGGAAATATTGCCATTGATCCTAACGGAACTGGTAATGTAACTATTGCTAATGGAAGTATTACAAATACTTTTAATGGAACTACAGGAATAATTGATCTACCTACAAAAGTTTATTATAAAAATGAATATTCAGCATTGTCTGCTGCTCCTGCTGCAGCGACATATACTGGTTACTTCTTCACTGTAGATGGTGATGACAACCCGTATGTAAACATCAATATAACAGCAGGTGGAGCGGGCGATGTAAGAGCAAAAGTTTTAACAGAATATTCTAGTATTGGATTATTATCTGATGTTGATATTACTACTGCAGCACCTACTGATGGTCAAGTATTAAAGTGGGTTGCTGCGAGTAATAAATTTGCTCCTGCAAATGATATTCAGGGGACTTCAGGATCAACACAAAACTTATTTGCAACTGTAGCTGGTGATAGTGGTTCAACTACAGCAAACACAACTACGGACACGTTAACAGTTGCGGGTGGAACTAATATCACAACAGCGGTTGTTGGTGATACAGTTACTGTTAACTTTAGCGGAACGTTGGTATCAACGTTTACTGCGTTAACTGACACTGATATGTCAGGTATTACTCAAGGTGATTCGTTATTCTATAATGGAACTAATTGGGTTGTTAGTAGATCACCTCTCACATGGTGGGAACTTGGTGCTACTAGTAACGCACAGAACTTCACGTTCAATGGTCCTGGTTTTTCAGCAGCGACAAATGATCCTCAGATTTATGTTCAAAGAGGAGCAACATATGCTTTTGACAACTCTGTTAATGGTGGTGCACATCCATTTAGAATTCAGAGTTCAGCAGGTTTAAGTGGCACCCCATACACCACTGGTCAAAGTGGTAGTGGAACTGCAGTTCTTTATTGGACTGTTCCGATGGATGCACCTGGCACACTTTATTATCAATGCACAATCCATTCACAAATGAATGGAACTATTACCGTCGTGAGTTAATAAATGGCAAGAACTGTTCCTGGAACTGGTGCTGTAATTGAACCGATATTTGATGAAATATTTGGTGTTCGTGCGGTCACAGTAATAAATGGAGGATCTGGATACGTTCCTAATGATCCCCCACGTCTTACTGTAACTGGTTGTGGAACTCCTGATGAAGCAGCGTTATTATATCCAATCATTGATTCTGATTCTGGAAGAATTACTCATGTAAGAGTTTTAAACAGAGGTAAAGGATATGATCCTCTAAGATTACAAATTATACCTGAGCAGGAAACACCAAACGTTGTTACATCATTTGATATTAATAAAGTATGGCAGAGTCATCCTAACTCTCCTACTACAGGTACGTTTACATCTGATAGACTTAGATTAGTTAGTGATAATCATCCCAAACCAACTCAGCATTTTTTAACAGAAAGACAACCAGGTGGTTCTACAGATGTTCTTGATAGAAGTTTTGATCATACTATAATATATCGTGGTGGAAAAGACGTTCCTTATGTTGGTCTAAGAGATTTTCAGAAGAATAAAGCACTTGGTATTATGGCAAACGGTGTTTTACTTCATACTCCAGAGTGGGGAACAGCAGCAGGAACTCCTACAAACTTCTCTGCTGATACTGTAAAATATGATTATGTAAAAAATACTAATACTTATGATGCTGTAAATGATAGTGGTGTCTATTATTATCAATCAAGTAAAATTGTAAATGAGTTTGCTCTTGATAATGGTGTATTTGATTGGGGTGATATACAACAGTATACTTGGAATATTAAAGTTGAAACAGGAAACCTTGTTGTTGGTGTATCAAATTTAGATGAGACACTTGGTTCTATTGAAGTTGGTAGAATCGTAGATGAAGTCTCAGGAACTGGTAGAGGTGAAATTGCTAAGATTGTTAGAGATAATCAGAATAATGTTACTAGAGTTTATATTAGATCGTTAACAGGTGACGCTTTTCAAGATAATGATCTTTTGTTAGGTTCTAATGGATTTGAATTTAGAATTAATGGTGATCCAATTTCAATCAATCCTTACTACATTGATTTTGGAACTGATGCAGCAAAATTCGGTGCTTTCACACCTGGTCAATTTTATATCGCTCCCGAAAATATTCAAGTAAGAGCAAATTATTTAATTAAATTTAATCAGTCTGATGCATCTAATCAGGCAGGTGCAGGACATCCTATCAGATTTAGTGCAACTCCTGATGGTACGTTAAATGGTGGAACATTATACTATAATAGCACTGGTGTATCTCAAGCACCTGCTGCAGATTATGAATCAATATATGCTCCATTATTCTTGATGAATAGTGATGAAGCAACTAGGATTTACTTCCATTGTGCTATTCACAGATACATGGGAGGGTATGCAGGTGATGAAGGTTACATGACCATCAATTCATCCTCAGAAACATATACTCCTACCAATGATTATTATGCTAGAGACTTTTATCAAAGTGATAGCAATGATCCCAACACTATTGATAAATCTAGATATATAGATGGACACTCAAAAGTTCTTGGTATTTCTTTTGATGGTTATCCAATTTACGGACCTTGGGGATACAATTCTAGTGGTGCGGTAGCAAGAGAAACCTCTTCTTATAGACTTAGAACCACTGCTGAACTAGCAGGTGCTCGTCCTCAAGTAAATACAGCATCTACTGTTACATACACGGTAACTATTTCAAGTGGACAGTTCCTATTTGGAGGTTCTCGTCCAAACTTTATAGAATTAGACAGAGGTAAAACATACATCTTTAATCAAGATGACTCTTCTAATGACAGTCAACACTTACTAATCTCAACTACAGACGATGGATGGCACGGGCAAAATCCTGTTATCATTGGGAATACTGCAAATTTGTATTCTGGCAATGGAATTAAATATTATATTGACGGTTCCGAAGTAACCTATCAATCATACTTGTCAGGTTTTAACTTGGCAACAACTCGTGAGGTACGATTTACAGTTCCTGTAAACGCACCTTCTGCGTTATATTTGTTTGCATACACAACTGCAGGACATGGTATAAGAACGGTTCAAGAAGGATATATTTTAGGAGATTTAGTTGAGGATTATATTTACGATTCTACTGTAGGAACTCTTGATGAATTTAACGGTAAGTTTGCTGTAACACCAGAGTATCCTAATGGAACTTACGCATACTTTATGACCGAAGATGGTAGTGGTAATCCTGTATATCCATATGCTATCGGTCCTAAATTTTACGGAACACCATTATTTGAAGGAGCAACT